TCATGTACAGCTACATGCGATCAAACTCACGCATAAAACGTGGTTTTAAGAAAGTATCAACAACAGCAGATAACCCATTGTTTACGTTAGAAGATTTACAGAATAAACATGGATTGCTTGCAAATGCCGGAATGATATGGCATGTCGCATTAGATGCTTTACCTGAAACAGAATCAACGTACCTGACAGCCATGCTCCGTAGAAAAGAAAAGATTACTAGCGAACCACGGATCAAGGTTTCTACCATACATGGTGCCAAAGGAGGAGAAGCAGACAATGTAATGCTTTTGACTGACATATCTCCTACAGCTGACAATTCTCGTCTAGCGGGTGATGAACATGCCCAGCAGCTAAACGATGATCTACATCGGCTATTCTATGTGGCCGTAACACGAACCAAAGAAAACCTTTATCTGGTAGACCCAGATGATCAACTAAGGAGTTACTCAATATGAAAAGAAAACCTCTTATATATGCCTCTTGTGCTACGGCCAGAGATCCAATACATATAAATGTTTTAGATAATAATGGAGAAGGTACTTTTAATCGTTATGATTTAGAACCATTCAAAGCCTTAACACTAGCGGCAGACTTAATACAATTCTATAAATGGAAAGCAAAAGAAGGACTTACTGATGACCTTACAGATGGCAATGTTCACACCAAAGACAGAGTGGATACCTCCAAACGAACTACCCGATCTAACAAAAGCAAAAGAAATAGCGATTGACGTTGAAACACGCGATCCAAATATAAAGACCTTGGGTCCAGGATGGGCCCGTAAAGATGGTGAAATAATTGGATATGCTATTGCAACTTCTGACTGGAAAGGGTATATTCCTGTTGCACATTATGGCGGGGGTAACCTTGATAAGCGTATTATCGAAAACTGGTTACGGCCCATGTTGGGTTCACCCGCCACCAAAATCATGCATAATGCCCAGTATGACCTCGGTTGGCTCAAAGCTACAGGCTTTGACGTTAAGGGACGTATCATTGATACAATGCTTACAGCATCACTACTTGACGAAAACAGGTTTAGCTACAGCCTGAACGCACTTGCTTACGATTATTTAAATAAAACAAAGTCAGAGAAGGACTTACAGGAAGCTGCAAAATCTTTTGGTGTTGATCCCAAAGGTGAAATGTGGAAGCTACCGGCAATGTATGTTGGGCCCTACGCTGAGACAGATGCTGAACTGACCTTGGAGTTGTGGCATAATTTTAAGAACAAGCTATCAGAAGAAGAGCTCTGGACAATACATGGTTTGGAAACAGACTTACTACCCTGTCTGGTTGACATGACCTTACGCGGAGTACGAGTAGATTTAGATGGTGTAGAAAGAACGAAACAGCACCTGATGAAAGAAGAAAAGAAAGCCCTGTCACAGATAAAGCGTATTGTGGGATTTGATGTAGAGATATGGGCGGCTCAGTCACTTGCCAAAGCTTTTGACGAAGTAGGTCTTGCCTATCCAAAGACAGAAAAAAATGCTCCGTCCTTTACAAAAGCTTTTCTGTCAGAGAATAAACATGATCTACCACAGATGATTGTCCGTGCCCGTGAGCTTAATAAAACAAATGGTACGTTTATTACTACGATACTCAAACATGTCGCACATGATGGGCGCATACATAGTCACATAAACCAGATTCGTTCTGACGATGGCGGTACAGTCAGCGGACGTATATCGATGAACAACCCAAACCTACAACAGATACCGGCCCGTAATCAGGAACTAGGTCCCATGATCCGTAAGTTATTTCTACCAGAAGAAGGTGAGCAGTGGGCTTCTATAGATTACTCGCAACAGGAACCACGCATCTTGGTACATTACGCTTCCGTATATGGTAAGTCCCGCAAAGCCGGTCCGTTACCGCGTGTAGAAGAGTTTGTAGAAAAATATGTAAATGATCCTGATATGGACTTTCATACCATGGTAGCTGAAATGGCTGACATACCACGCAAATCTGCTAAGGTTATAAATTTAGCCATGATGTACGGCATGGGTGTGGCAAAGCTCTCTGCACAGCTTGACATTACAGAAGATGAAGCCAAGAAACTGACCAAACAGTACCATGAACGTGTGCCTTTTGTTAAGAAACTCATGCAAGGTGTGTCAGAACGACTGTCACATAACACGGCTAACGGGTCGATTCGCTCCCTAAAAGGACGAAAATGCCGGTTTGACCTCTGGGAACCAGATACTTTTGGTATGAGTAAGGCCATGAAGTATGAAGAAGCCATACTGGAGTATGGAACAACCACCAGATTAAAGCGTGCATACACTTACAAAGCCTTGAACCGCCTTATTCAGGCGTCTGCGGCTGATATGACAAAGCAAGCAATGGTCAATATTTATAAGGAAGGGCTATTGCCACTTATACAAATACATGATGAAGTAGCTATAAGCGTAAAAAATGGAGAAGAAGCATTTACTATTGCAAAAATTATGGAAGATGCTATAGATTTAGATGTACCTATGAAGACAGACGTAGAAATAGGTCCTTCATGGGGTACTGCTAAGGCTTTTTCTTTATCCTCCCGATGAGAAATTTGACTACTAGGGGCCTCCGGGCCCCTTTTTTCTTGCTTTTTAATATGAAATCCCATATAATCTTAGAAAAATACAAGGAGTAACAGATGGACATTGAAAAATGGAAGTCAGTATTGGTGCCAATAGAGGTTTACCAAGCGATAAAAGGATTGGCAAAGCATGAAAAAAGGACAATCTCCGGTCAACTGCGGGTTATCTTTGAAAAGTTTTGCGAATCAGAGAAAATAAAGATAAATGTGAATGGAAATGGGTCCAAATCGTCAAAAGGATGATTTTTATCCCACGCCTCCCGAAGCAACACTCGCATTATTAGACGCCGAAAGCTTCGGTGAAGGAACAGTTTGGGAGTGTGCGTGCGGAGATGGAGCGGTTAGCTCCGTTTTAAAAGACAGAGGTTACAAAGTTTACAGTTCTGACCTAAATGACTACGGGTTTGGGCTTTCTTACGTTGATTATCTGATGACAGTTAAGCCGGATGACAATATTCAATCTGTTATTACCAACCCGCCATACAAACTGGCCAAAGAATTTATACTAAGGACGTTTGACTACAATATACCCAAGTCCGCTTTTCTTCTACGGCTGTCTTTTTTAGAAAGTATTAGCAGATATGACCAGTTATTTAAAGACAACCCACCGATTCGCATCCATGTATTTAAAAAACGCCTTACAATATGGAGAGGTGACGAAACACGGGCCGGAAACGGCACAGTTGCATACGCTTGGTTCATATGGGAGAAGGGCTTTTCAGGCAATCCTGAGATTTTTTGGATATAGCTATTGACCCGTATGGGATAATATGATACAATTAATTAAATCAATATCTCCATTGATTTGTTTTTTTTGAGTAGAAAAACCTTAAAGAAGAACCCAAGATTTTGCTCTGGCTATTTTTTAAGGTTTTTTTATTTGACCTATATGCGACAATATGCTAGAATTAATTTGTCACATGTATTTTAAGCTTAGCTTATAATATTTTAAGCAAAAGGGCCCCGCAGAGTTTCCCCTACTATTTTTTCCTCAATTCATGGCTGCGGGGCTTTTTTATTTAAAGCTATCCTTGATACTTTTAATTACATTCTTGAGCGTAAAAGGTTTTTCATTGGGCCGGTACTTACATTGTATTTCTCTAGGACATTCTCCCGCGCCTATCGGAACGTATTCATTCCATTGCGTATAGTTAGCACCGACATATACACAAACCCTCGTTTTACCTTCCAGTAACTGTTTAGCCAACCGGCACGTTGTGTGTTCCTTATCCCGTGCAAATACTACAATTGCCAAAATAGAAAATACACATACAAATAAAAGAAAATAATAAATTATATTATAGAGCATGACTATCAACCAACACTCATTGTTATTAACCAGATTATCCAACCAAGCGCAGAAAAACCAATCAGCGATGCAATACCCATAATAGTATAATCGCGGACCATGCGTTGCTGTTCCTGTTTGGCGTATATTGCTTCCTGTCGTGCCTTGCGTATCCGTCCTTCTTCACGAATCAAATCATCCCATGCCTGGAGCCCGTAATGTCCAACTAGAAAGTTCTTGAGTTCTTCTCTTTGCTTCTGGAGTTTCTTCTTACTGGCAAAACTTTCTATCGCTACCTCTTCAACAGACCCGTTAAACAGTCTTTCAAACGTAGACGGGTTGTTTGCATTCTTATGTATATTATCTACGTCGCTTACTGCCTTCATCCATGTGGCAAGCTGACCGGATAAGTCCTCAATCTCACGGCCCATCATAATCGCTTTCTTTATTCCGTTGTAAGCGACTGTTGCCCCGCTGACGGCGGCCGACAATGTAACAGGATCAATCATTCGTTTCCCTAAAAAAATTAATTATTAGAAAAATAACATATACCATTTCATCGCGAAATGAGATAAAGTCTTATAAACAATAAAGGGGGAGAAAATGCCTAAGAAAGATATACCAAATCGCCGTCCATGTGTCACAACAGATGTTGGAGAAGGACTAGCTGTTACAGTTAGTTTTCATCCTAAAACTGGAGAAGCTGTAGAGGTTTTTATGACTGGAAGGGGGAAAGCGTCCGACAACCCAATGCAAGACGCTCTCTATAATATGGGCGTTAAGGCATCTGAACTGATGCAGATGGAAGATGCTCCTGATGATGCTTCTCAGGCTCATGCAGAGTAGCGTCATCCAAAGGTAAATTACAACGGCCACAGTTTATTGTATTGGTATCCTCGCGGAACAGACCACGCGTCTCGGTTCCGCACCAATCACATATGATATACGGGTCTTCTAATTTATCCATGATAGAATCACTTCGTTTGTTATATATTTTTCTGCCATAAAAAATAGTATGGCGAAAAATAAAGCTGATGGAAATATTGTTTTTACTGTCATAATGTGTTCCTCCTCATTTAACATATAATATCCGTCTCGCTTGTCCTTCTGTTATGTTAAAATGGTCCGCTAAATCCTGCAAATCAAATTTTTTTGATGTTGTACGTTTAAGATGTACACCCGTCTCTGCAACGTATTTTATTTTGCCCTTGTTATCTTGCCAATGATTTTTTACTTCCTTAATGAAGTCATCGTTAAATTTTGTCATTCCATCTCCCTTCTGTAGAATATGTGGTCATTAATACGAACTGTCTGTGTAAATCGCTCACTCCATGATGGCTTGACATAGTGAGCATGATAATGTGTCGAGCCCTCTGTTAAATCAACCATGTTTAACGGGCCCTCTAATATTGCCCACGCTATTTCTTCTGCCCATAGGTAAGCTTTATAATCGGTTATTGTCTCCGGTTTGCCGTCACACCAGAAACTAAACTGGCATTTGTGGGGAATCGGTATCGTTTCGTCCCATGAATAATAATAGCCCTGTTTCACGACATCACATACATTGTCCGGATACCGCGGATCATATACCCGCGTTAAAATAACCTGTCCGACTGCGATTTGGCCCAAAGTGGGCTCTCCCCTTGCTTCAAAATAAATGGCCGTGGCCAAGCACGCTAAAGTTGTAAGCATAAGCACCTCTTTCTGTTTTTGTATCTAAGAGTTTATAAGAAAAAATAAGAGATGTAAAGAAGTATTGACTTTGTATGCGATAAGTCTTATACTTATAGCATCTTAAATTATATGGGGAATACTATGAGTAAAAAATATGTAATTAGATTTCATTGTACTGCATACGATGATTATGAAGTGACAGCAGATAACATTGATCACGCCTATGATTTATTAAAATCAGGAGAATATGTAAACCATCCTTTAGATACCGGCGTTCTGTATGGTAGCGAAAATAAGTTTCATGTTATTTATGAAGTGGGCGAAGATGGCCAATGGCTTGATGTCATTAAACAGCCTTTGGTTAAGGAAGACAACCTTGATCTTGATCTTCTTAAAAAAGTGGTCCAAGAAATAAAAGCTGACGAAGCTATGGAAGACTACACAGCGATAGAAGAGCTGTTATCAGATGTTCCAAAAGAAAAACTATTAGGTTTTTTAAAGGAGGACAGCAATGAGTAAACATTTAATTTGTGATGAATGTGGATACGACATGGGAGTAGGATACAGTAATTGTGGTATGTCAGAAGATGGTGTATGTCCCGAATGTGGGCATGATGCAGAGGAGGACAGCAATGAGTAAATGTTTATGTGATTACCACGATAATTGGTATGAAATGAAAAGTTGTCCGTTTCACGAACCACACAAAGATGCTAACAACGGCAGACGATGCGAGTTCTGGAATATGGAAACCGGCGAATGCTATAGCGATGATAAATTTGATATAATGGATTGGGAGCCTAGCGATGAAAATAATTAATGGCTATAAAGTCAAAAGTAAAAAGTATAAAGTTTTGGTTCAACAAAACTGGTTATGTGAACATGAGGTCATTGCCACAAATAAAAAAGACATAACCACACGATTTCTAAGAGACAACAATAAAAAAATTAACAAGGATTCGCTTGTTAAAGAACGTGTTGTTAGAATTACAAAAATTAACTGGGAGGATCATAATGAAAGCGCTTAGAGACTTTTGTAACTGGCACCGGCTACCATATCCCACGACACAGGATCAGGCTGATAAAGTATTCTCAGAACTTGATTTTTATCTGGCCGATGAAAATCTTATGGAAGATGGTGAGCTATCCGTAGAAGAAGGTAGAGAGAAGTATAACTATTATTCACGGGTCGCGGAACAGGCTTTGAGTAAATTTAAGTTACGTCCTATCAAAGATCATTATCGTGGGACGTTTGAAAATTTTGATATTGAAAAACAGAAAGTGAGGGAGTGGTAATGAGTGAAGTTCATTGTTTAGTGTGTGATGATGTTTATGAAGAACAAGACACATTTATAGAAAAATGCCCACATTGTGGAAATGAAGAAACACAATTAACAGTTTATTTAGTGCCGGAGGAACAGCGATGAGTAAATTATTTAAAGTGACAGCAACTATGGATGTCGGTTATCAATTGTTTATTAGGGCTGAGAATAAAGAAGAAGCTATGGAACAAGCAGAAAACGTGGACAGCAATCATTGGCAAAAGGCTGACGATGGCCATGATTGGACCATGGAACAGGCTTGGGAGGTCGCGGAAGACGAATACGGTGCTGAAGAAGTTTACGAAGACCCAGACGAACAATTGGGCAAACAAATTTACTCTGGTGCTTTTATGAATAAAAAAGTTGACACCGAAAAATAAAAAATGCTATAATATATTAAGATTCTTTTCTCTGTGTTAACAACACAACAATTGATAACAGGAAAACCCTCGCTACTGGCGGGGGTTTTTTGTTACATAAGTATACAGTATACACTATGTTCTAAAATTAAAAAAATTTTTTTTATTTTTCAGGAAATGGCGTATACTTATGTAACATTTTAGTTATCTCATTGTATTTAAATTATTAATCAGGAAAAATTTGTTACATATTTGTTTTTCAGTGGTGTAAACGTGTAACACTTCTTGACAGGTTTTTTCTTTTATGAAAGTAATACAAACATAGGCACAGTAACAATCATAGAAGTTGAGATTATAAAAATATGGCTAGACCAAGAAAAAACGAAAATACACAATTAACGCGAAAACAAGAGCGTTTTGTCAAAGAATTTGTAACAAATGATGGTTTTTTAACCAAAAGAGAGTGTGCAATTAAAGCCGGATACTCAAAAAGTAGTGCCCATGTCAAAGCTTACGAACTTACAAATCCAGATTTAAATCCTCATGTTGTTGCTTTTATGAATAAATATAAAGCAGAGATAGATGAAAAGTATGGTGTTTCTTATGGAAGACATATAAGAGACTTACAAAGGATTCGTGACCAAGCTTTAGAAGCCGGAGCTTATTCGGCGGCCGTTCAGGCGGAGAAAGCACGAGGATTAGCGCAAGGAAACATTTATGTGAATAAATCGGAAATTAGACATGGTTCTATTGATTCGATGAGCAGAGAAGAAGTCGAAAAAGAATTAGAAAAAATAAGGGATACTTATGGAACTTCCATCATCAATGTTACCCCAAAAGAAGAAAAACCAAAACAGCTCTCCAAAAAACCTAGAAAGTCAATTCTTTCAGACGTTAAAGTCAAATCTGAAAAATCTAAAAAGAAAGTTACACTTAACTAGGGTAGAGACTTGGGTATCTCCAGGTGTACCAGACTTACTTGTCTGTGATGAAAAGGGATTATTTCATTTCTTAGAATTAAAAGTTACAGGCTCTAATGCTGTCCGGCTATCCGCCCATCAAATATCGTGGTTAACTTTACATAAAAAATCCAGTTCTTGGGTTTTAATACGACAACAAAAATTACGCAATAAAATATCTTCTGTTTATCTGTATCACGCTGAAGATGTGTTAAGTTTAAGCAAGCAAGGTTTAAAAAGTAAGCCAAGGTTACATTTTGAATACAAAGTTGATTGGGTAAAACTTTTTGACTTGATATGTCCCATATAATCTGATACCATATTAGAACACTTGTTAATTAAAAAGGAGACTTATGTTTTTATTAGAAAAACTTTATTGTTGGCTATTTTATGGCACAACTGATCCAGAGGGTCATTTTAAACAAAAAGAACGAAATCGTAGAATAAATAGGAGAAAATAATGTTAGTCACAGAGAAAGAATCAGTATTTTTAAAAACATTACCAATGTGGGCTATGGGCTTTGCACAAATTAGGCTCTCAAAAACTATGTTGGATAAATCAATAATAGACGCAAATAAATCAGTTAGAGATTTAGCGTTAAACTTCGGCATTGATTTTGATAAAATGAAAAACGGCGATAAATATGAAGTGCTTGCACGTTTTGACGATACTAATCAGGAATCGGTCGTTAGATTTTATAAAACCATTAATCGTGGTGATAGGCGTGTTTCTATCAAAAACATAAAACAATATGCTAGCATTGGTGATCTAATAGCTTTATCAGCTTGCCTTCCAAAAGATGAAAATAAAGACATCATTATAATTAATGTAACTAGGAGGGCTGATGATGAGTAAAAAAGAAATATTTTACAGATATGCTTTTGAAGATTTAGTTATAAAAAAAGAAAAATTTCACGACAGTCTTACGCATGAACAGCTATCAAAATTTGCAAAAGTTATTTTAAGTAATGGAGAGAAATATGATGTGGAAATGTATCTTGTAGAATGCGAAGATGAAGAGGGAGATTAAAAAAATGAGTGATTTAAATTTTTATATACAACGTCAAAAAAGATGGGAAAAAGCAGATAATTTAACTAAATTCTGGGAATGGTTTGCGGGAGATATATTACCCGCTCCGCCACATAGAACTTTAGACGTCCCATATGGTTTACAATATGAAGAACTTAAAAATGAAGAAAATGAAATTATAATTAAATTTTCTTTTGAAAAAGAACCAGATTAAAAACCAAACCAAAGTTATTAAAAGCCGTCCAGATTGACGGCTTTTTTTATTTGTGATATTATATGCGATAAATCTTATAGGAGAAAAGAATGTTAATTAAAAAATCTAAAATGTCAGGAAAATTATTGGGATTGGACGCTATCAATTCAAATACTTTATCTAATGAATTTTGCAAAAAAGAACATAAATCACCTGTTAAAAATAAAATATGTAAAGAATGTTACTCAGTAGAAATGTTAGAAACTTTTAGAACTAATTGCGTTGCAAATTTTGAAAATAACAGCGTAGCCTTATCAACTATGATACATGAGGATTTTAGTTATTTACGTTTTAGAAATGATATTGTCAGATTACACGGGCATGGTGAGTTAATTAACCAAACTCACCTTCATAACTTTGTATCTATGGTAAAACATTTTCCACATATTACTTTTGCTTTATGGTCTAAGCGCACAGATATTATCCGCAAGTATTTTAAAACAAATGAAATACCTGATAATCTAATTCTGGTTTATTCTAATCCAATTATTGATAAAGTTATGTTTAAACCGCCCAGACCTTTTCATAAAGTTTTTAACAATGTATCAGCTAGTTATAATAAGTATGTTAATTGCACCGGACAAAAATGCAATGAATGTAGATTATGCTATAGATTCGATACAGAAAACGTAATCATAGAACATAAAAAACAATACGGGAAAAAACAGTAATTCCACAAATAGAAATTTCTATATTGATATTACTCGCATAATATCTTATAATAGGGTATCAGGATTTTCCTGATTAATTTTAATTTAACTTGGAGAATAATATGACTAGAGAAATTATTGAATATGGCGATCTAGAGAAAGAAACTTTTCCTGATCTTGATGAAATGCAAAATGACTTTGCGTTTCACTTTTCAGTTTTAATTAAAAGAACCTTAACTGAATTGCAAAAAAATTATAATAAAAACCCCTATGTAAAAAATAGAATTGCTTTTGAAAAGGGTAATGCTATGGATATGTATTTACAGGGTAATTTAGAACTACTTTTTTCAGGAGCCCTAACTCAAAAAAGTATGGATAAATGGGCACAACAATAATTTTAATATGGAGAAAAGAATGACACATACTATTGAAAATTCTAACGGTCAATTATTAGACCTAATGCAAAAAGTAAAAGATCAGTCGGAGCGCAGTAAAGATTTTATAGCTCCAACTAATGCTTTACAAATACAAACTTTAAACAAGGACGGCAGTCCCGCAGACGATAGCGATCAGGCTAAATTCAGTCGTATCGTTGTAGAGCGTGAAGACGGCGAGCCTACCTATATGTACAACGCTAATGATGTAGCATTGTCACAAATAGGACAAAGAGCCGGCATTGACTCCAGAACTATGCAACGCTTGCAACAGGGATACCCAACCCAGTTTGATAGTGTTATAAATGCTATTTGGCAAAAAGAGCCAAAAAATACTATGATCCGAACTTTTATGGATTCTGACACGCATGGAATTGCCAGAGCTGTATTATCAGATAAGTTTAAAACTTTTGATAATACAAACTTACTTAACTCAGCTATTCCACAGCTGATGGAATCCGAAGCGCAATGGAAAGTAGTTAATGCGGACGTCACTGACAAAAGATTATACTTGCGATTAAAATCGGAAGTTATAACCGGTGAAGGCGCTAACAGGGGTGATTTAATGGCTTCTGGAATTGGTTTATCGAATAGTGAAGTAGGCGCCGGAAGCGTACAAGTTTATCAGATGTACTGGACGTTAGCTTGCCTTAATGGAATGCAAACTGAAAACCGCCACAGGCAGTCTCATATTACCAGTTCACAGGCGGACGGTGAGACATGGAAAATGCTAAGCAGTGAAGCAAAAGACGCTGATAATAAAGCATTAGAATTAAAAGTCAGGGACCTAGTAGCCGGTTACACTTCCAGAGAATCTTTTGATGAAGTTATTGATAAAATGAAAACAGCCGGTCAAGACGTTATTGAGGGCAGTGTAAATAACGCCGTTGATAATCTTGGAAAAGTTATTAACCTGACTAAAAAAGAAACAGCTTCAGTATTGGACGGATTAATGGCAACGATAGGACAAGAAGGATACGCCGGAAACCCAGTAAGTAGGGCAACCATGGTTAATGCAGTCACTAACGTAGCTAATCGTGTTGACGCTGATGAAATGGACGACTGGCAAAGACGGGGCGGTCAAATACTTAATATGAATAAGACGGACTGGAACCGCGTGGCTGTAGCCGTTTAAACAGCCAAACAACCTAATATTAAAGGCGGGCTTTACTCCCGCCTTTTTTTATGCGATAACTCTTATATATTTTAATTTTTATATGGAGAAAATCACATGGAAAAGAATCAACCTTTAGTAGGAAAATTAGTAGATCCAGAAACACTAGCTACTGAAAACCCGCCTGTTGATGAATTTATGAAACAGCAATCAGAACTACTTGACATGATAGCCGGCGGACTTGCCGGGCTATCAGCTTTATCAGCTCAGAAAAATTTTAATGAAGAAAAAATAAATCGAATAGTAGAAGCGGAAGTTAAAAAACAATTTGATCAAAAAGATTATATTGAAGCTGATGAACTTCCTTCAGCGCTTGAAAATAGTGATGTAGTTTTTAAAGATACTTTTGATGACCAGTTATCAGATCACAGTGTTTTAACCGTTGATTCAGAATTAAATGAATATTTTGATGTTGATGATATTGTTGACAAAGTTATTGATCAGATAGAAATAACTAGAAAATAAACCGCGTTTAAACCGCGTTTAAAACCCGCTGAATTGACGGCGGGTTTTTTTTATGGGATAACACTTATAAATCAATTATAGGAGACTAGAATCATGACAGTTAAAAAATTATCATCAATATTTAAAACTGGGTGCGAACTTAAAATAACCCGCAAGCAGGCGGAAGCTTTAAAACATTTATATAACTGGCACCAGATAAAGGAGCGCTTGAATCTTTCTTACTTACAATTCAGGCGCACATTAAAACCAGTTATTGGTTGTGATGACTTTGTTATAGTTGATTGCGGGGGAATCTGGATTGGAATAACACCAGAAGGACACCGCCACAGCTGACAGGCAAACACCCCGCAACAAGCCCGGCAAATTGACGCCGGGCTTTTTTTATGCGATAACTCTTATATATTAATTTAATCAATTACAGGAGTTAAAGAATCATGATTAAAAGTAAAATAAATAATCTATTAGAAAATATAATAGAAGATGACAACGACATTACCCGCAGATCTTACCGCGGTTGGATTACTGGGGATTATGGCGGATATGATTCATATATTAAAAACATGGACCGTATAAGACACGCCAACACGCTTAAAAGATTAAGAAGCTTCACGATTGAAAGCTTTACTTCATTTATAGCACATGAAGCGGGGGCTTCATATGGATACGCACAAAGCGCAATTGTAGATTATTTTAAACATCTAGATCTATTGACCGGGCGCGCATACGGGGAGCATTTAAAAATTTTAACTAGGCGCCTGATGGAAGAACTAGACCAGACCTTCACAGAATTACACCCCGACAGCAACCGGGCACCCCTGACAGAAGCGGGAGAAAACGCGCTGAAGTAAAAAAACATAGACAATTAAAAATTTTTTCTATATCGTTAAATTAAACCCGCCCGAAGTTTTGGCGGGTTTTTTAATGCACGCGCGAACCCTCAGCAAATCACTTACATAAAAAAGCTGCAGCTGCACAGCGCGACAACTTACCCTATAAAATACCCTGACCGGACCGGATACGTTCCCAGCTTCGCACGTTCAGGACCAGCAAAACGCAAATTATATATT